ATGCGGTCGAAGTAGCCCATCACTCTGCCCTCGTGGTGATGCTCACGCGAATATCTCCGCGAGGGTTGGCAAGCCACACCGCTACGGTAGTGGTGCGCGAAATGCCGTAAATAACCAGGTGATTCCGTCCAACTCGACGCGGCTTCGAATCGAAGTCGCGAAGAATCTCGTTCAGCTCACCGGGGATGTGTCCAAAGTCGAGGATGGTCACGTTTCTCATGGCTTGTCCTCCACCCGCAGGTCCGCCAGCGCATCGGCGATGGCCTCTCCGTTGTTCTCCCACGCCCTGCACCACTGTTGGCAGGCGAGGCGCATCTCTTCCGCTCCGCGCGTGAACGCCGTGCGCGCATCGGCTCTTGCTTGTCGCGCTTCGCGTCCGAACTCGTCCGCAAGCCTACGGAGCCGCTCGATCGTTGCGTACGCCTCGGTCAGTTCCGGGCTCATGGCTCCTCCGGGATCGGCAGGGCGCGTAGGCTTTGCGCGGTGTGATCGTGTGGCAACAAACTGCGCTCCACCGCATTCGCGCACGCCTCGCGCATGGCCTCCGCGCCTCGACGGTAGGCGTCGGCAACGGATGCCCGCGCCTCGTTGCGCTCGCGTTGCGCGTTGATCATGCGCCGCTGCGCGAGTCCCTGTTCAGACGCGGCGGCGTCCGCCAACTCTCGGAGCGTCTCACATCGCGCAAGTGCCTCGTCGCGCTCGCGTTGGAGCCGGTCGGCCTGCTCCGCGAAGCGCCCGCTGCGTGCGGCGTAGTCGGCGCAGTCGGGGCACTCCGAGTGCTTCGCGGCGAGCTGCTCGCGCAGCGCGGCCATCTCCTCGACGCGGTGCTCGTGATTGTTGGCGAGCGTCTCGCAGCGGGCGCGCAGCGCAGCGCACTCGCGCACGAGCAGGCGCACGCACTCGATGAGGTCGTCGCCGTCGTCATACTCGGAGCCCATGGCGCGGCCGATGCTCTCAATGACGGACCCAGCGTGCTGTACGACGGTCACGGGATGCCGGCTCAAACGCGGCTCGATGCGCTTCACGAGAACGTCGGTGATGGCGGTAGAAAGCGCGTCGAGCTGCTTTGCGTAGCCGTTCTTCGTCTTCTCGCACTGCTCCAGCTTGGCGCGGAGGTCGGCGATGCTCTCTTGGCTCGCCGTCATGTCGCCACCGCCTGGCGGTAGCGCGTGAAGCTCGCGAGGGCCTCGGCCTCCCACCTCGATGGCCACCGCCGCACCGAGTAGAGCGCCGCGAGCGTCTCGAGCTCCGTGGCGCCGAGCGTGCTGCAAAGCGCCTCGATGGTCTCCGCACGCACGCCGCTGAGGTTCTTGCTCTGGTTCTCCACGTTGCTGATCATGCTTTGGCTGATGCCCGTGGCGCGCGCGAGGCCCGCCACCGTCTGCCCCGCGTCGAGGCGCATTTGGCGCAGCGTTCGCACGTTGCGCGGTTCGTCGTTGACTCGTTGTTTCATCGCTTCCCCTTCGCTTTCAATAGCTCTTCCACCGTCACGCCGAGGGCCATGGCCACGCGCTGCGCGGTCGACGCCTTGCCGTCTCCGGCTGCGCGCTGGAGCCACAGGTACAGGCCACCGCGTGAGAGGCCCGCGCGGCGCGCGAGCTCGGCGTGGCTCATGCCCGACTTCTTGATCATCGCTGCTAGGTTCATGTCATCACCTGATAACACATTGGGCACAAGAGAGGGCCTCCGAAGAGGCCCAATCTCACTTGCCCTTTGCTGCGCCGTATCGCTTCAAGAGCGTGCGGCCTTTCGCGGCCAGGGCTCGCACCGCCTCCATGCTCGTCGGTGCGTTCTCACCCCACGCGCGGGCCGCCAATGCGTATCGCGTCGGCTCGCCGTTGGGCTTCGTCAGCGGTGGCACGTCGGAGCGCCCGTAGAAGCGGGAGAGAAAGCTCCCCTTGCGCCGCATCTTCTCCGGCGTGTCTGCCGGGCCTTTGACACCGGGGCGCAGGTCGGCGCCCTCGGTGCGCTTGAAGTGCTTTCGGCCGGCCGCCGTGAGTCCGCCTTTGGGATCGCGTAGACGTTCGCTCATGGCGGCCAGCCTAGCACGTCAGAACGGCAGGCCGTCGTCGTCGAGGCTCGGCTCGCCCTGCTGCTCCTTGCGGTCGGCCCACGCGGTCGCCTTGGCGGCGTCGCGGCGGTCCCATTCGGCCTGTTCCGCCTTGCCGTTGCCTTCCTTCCACGCAGCCGAGCGCTCGAGCTCCGCGGCGAGAAAGCGAAGGAACCGCACCGAGCACGCGCTCATGCGCTGCCCGGCCGGGCTCGGGCCGTCCCACTTCTTTGGGATGTACTTGATCTCGGGATCGCCGAAACGCGGGTCGTCAATGTTGGCGCTCATCGGCTTGCGGCCAACGCGCTGCGCGCTGCCCTTGCCGAACACGGCGGCTTCAAGGGCTTGGAGTCGGTCTTCGATGCTCATGCTTTGATCTCCTGGGTCGTGGTGTAGGTCGTCGTCTTCTTGCACGCGTCGATCTCGCCGTCGCTGGCGCCATGGCCTCGCGCGATGGCCTCGAGCGCCTTGGCGTCCATGCTCGCGCGGGTGCGCTCCACGAGCACGAGGCGCTTGCCGCCGGGGAGCGGAAGCCCATCGGCGCCGGCCATCGCCTTGCAGGCGTCCTCGATCGCGTCGAGGCGCTTCTTGGCCTGCTTCACCTCGGCCCAGATCTGGCCGGCGCGCTCGGGCGTGATGGGGCCGGGGCCACCTGGCGCCACGATGGCAGACATGGCCGCGAGCTGCGACGGGCAAGCGTGCGCCGCGGGGCAGTACTTGCATTCGGGTCCGCGCTGCAAAAGCATGCGGCCTTCCCGCACCTCGTTCAGCGCGTCGGCCATGGCGTCGACGTGCGCCATGAGGTCGTCGCGGCTGAACTCGTGCGTGCGTACCCACGCGGTGCCGTCCGGTGGCGCCTGCACCACGACGGCCAGCACGCGCGGCGCGTCGTGCAGGCAAGCAACCATGGCCGCGAGCGTGCGCATTTGCGCGGAGTCGGCCTCGACGGGCTCTTGGCCGAACTTCCAGTCAATGACGCACCACACGGCGTCGGCCTCGGTCGGGTGCCGCTTCACGAGCTCGCACACGGCGTCGGCCGTGCCGGGCACCTCGTGCGGCAGCGCCGCCGAGTAGTCGCGATGGCCGATACCGTCGATGGTGCGCGCGGTGCGCGTCTCGAGGTTCAGCGCCATGGCGAGCTCGTTGCGGTAGACGGCTGCGCCGTAGCCGCTCTGGGCCTGCCACGCCTTCCAGGCGTCCCACGCGGCGAGACTGCGCGGGTGGTCCTGGTAGCGCTCGGCCTCCATGACGGCGTGCAGGTCGGTGCCTTCCTGCGCGGCGGCCGAGGTTTCGCGGAGCCACGGCATGCGGACGTGGCCGGAGCACTGGAGGAGGCGCCCACTGGCGCTAGCGGTAACGCGGTTCATGGCGCCTCTGCTGCGGCCTTGAGGGCCTGGCCCTTCGCCGACCATGCCGCGTAGGCCGCGGCGCCGAGGCGCGAGGCGTCGGCGCGCATGGCGCGCAGCGCGTCGAGGTCCACGCACGCCTTCACGGCGGCGATGAACGCCGCGAGCTCGTCCGCGTTTTGCTTCGACGGCGCGGCACTGGCCGCGTTGCCGTCGTCGTCGTCGTCGGCTGCCACGCCCACGATGGCCTGGAGCGCGTAGCGTCGCGCGTAGGTCATCGCGGAGCCGTAGCCCTGCGGGTCGGCCTTGGTAGGCTGTACCGGGTAGTAGCCAACGATCTCCTCGTCGCGCCAGTGCAGGCGCGTCACCAAGAGCACGCGGCCGTCGTCCTCGACGCGGGTGGTCTGCGTGATCGCGATGCCGTGGCGCGCGAGCACGGGGCGCACGGTCTTGAGCACCGTTGCCAGGTCCGCATACTTCGATTTGAAGTGCGGGTTCGTGCTGTCTTTCGCCGGGTCGGTGATCTCGAGCTGCGCGGCGGCGAGTGCTTCCGCGAGGCTCTGCGGCGCCGCCTGGGGCGCCTCGGTGTTCTGCTTGGTGGCCATCATGCTCTCCTGCAATCGCCTTGTGGCGCTGCCCGGTGCGCACGAGCGAATTCGCACGCACGAGGGCAACGGCTCAAAGCCAGTAGAAGAGCGCGATGATCGGCGCCCACACGGCGGCGGCGCCCACGGCGCCCAGCACGCAGTCAAAGAAGAAGTCGCGGATCATGACCAGTGCTCCGAGCCGAATGCCTCGGCGTCGTCGAAGTCGGGGAGCTCTGCGGCGTCCTCGGCGAAGCGGATTTCCACTTCCCAGCCGAGAGCGCGAAGGTCTTCCGCGTGCTGTGCGTCGGTCTCGTCGAGCTTGTACATGTGCCGTCTCCTGCGCGTTTTGGGAATCGCGTTTCCCGGTATGCGGAGACTATACGCACGCACGTCCGCAGTGTCAACACCTGTTAACACTTTCTTTAAGGTAAAAGGTTTTTCCCTAGGGCAGCGGGCGCCGCACGAGCACGCGGCCGAGCCACACGAGGAGCCGAATCCACCACGGCCGATGCGCTTGCGCGAGCGGCTCGCCGATGCGCGGCAGGTCGACCGGGGCCACCGGAGGCGGCGTCACGGGCGCAGGCTCGCCAGGGGCCGCAGGCGCCTCTACACGGGCCGCCTCGGGCTCGGGGGCGGGCACGGTAGCCGCGAGGCTCACGAGGGCCTCCACGGGGCGCGTAGGCGCCGCAGGCGCGGTGTCGGGCACGAGCTTCGCGTACTCGCGCGCGATGCTGGCCACGTTCTTCGAGTAGACCTTGGGATCGGCGGTAAAATAGCCCTTGTCGCGGAGCTTCGTGACGAACGCCAGCGGGTCGTTTGCCAGGGCCGCATCGACGGCCTCGACGTAGCGGGCCTCGCGGAAGCCATCGGGCGCGGGCTTGCCGACCATGAACGCGCAATGGTGCGCCACGGCGTCGGCCAGCGTCTCGAAGGCGACGAAGCGGTTCATCGGGTGCGGGCCGCTGAACGAAAGGATCCACTTGCCATCCGCGTCCTCGCCGACCTTCTGCACCTTGGTCCCAGCCGGGGCCTCGGCCATGTACTTCGACGCCACCGGAGGCGCGAAGTGCTCGCGGGTCGTGAAGTGCTGGTAGCACTCGGCCCAGCTCTTCGGGCACTTGATGCCGCCGAGGTTGTAGTTGCTGATGCTCTTGAAGCGCCCGGTTTCCAGCGCCATCTGCGCGAGCATGATCACCGTCGCGGCGCGCAGCTCCTCGGCCGAGGCCGCGCCCTTGCCCTGCTCGGCTCGTCGCGCGTTCACCAGCGGCTCGAGCTGCAAACGCACGGCGAGGTAAAGCTCGGGGATGGCCACGGGCGTCTTCTTAGCCGGGAGCTCGCGCGCGGTCACTTCTTCGCGCCCCGCGCTGCCTCGAGGGCAATGGCGATGATCTGCTTTTGGGAACGCTTCTTCCCGCCAGCGCCCTTCGCCTTGCCCTTCTTCTTGTTGTCGGCTTCCAGCTCTTTGATGTTCTTCCCGATGTCTTTACCGAGTGGCATGGCTGATCTCCTGTTCGAGCGTCACGAGCGAAGGGAAGTGGTCGCGGTAGGCGTCGCAGAGGTCGAGGAGCTGTTGGCGCAGCACGGCGTTCGCGTTGCAGCGGTCCACGAGCTCGGCCCGCACGCCCGGCTTCGTGTCGATGAGCACCACGAGGGCCGTCATGCTGGCGCTGATCGGCTGCTCGTGGGCCTCGTCCGTGAGCCACTGCCAGACGACGGCCGCGAGCCGGAGCGAGGCTTCCACAAGGCGCAGGGTTTCCTCGGTCATGGCTTCAATCCTGCCACCTGCGCGGAGCACTTGCCGCCTTTAAGCGCGCGCTTCGTCGCGAGCACGCTGGCCGTGCAGTGGATGAGAAGCTCCGGATCCGTCGTCTCCAGACCAGCGGCAGCGCATGCGGCGTCAAGCGCCGTTGCTGCATGGTACGCAGTTTCGCACTGATGAGCGCAACCGCCAGCCACGACGCCAGCGCAAACCACGGCGACCATTCCACGAGCATTCATCGTTTCTCCCCTGCGACAAATTCGCCGATGCTGGCGACCATCTTCACCGGGTCGAGCCCGGTCGCGCGAAGCAGGCGCGTGAACGCCGCGAGGCGCGGGGAACGTTCGCAGCGCTCTACCCACTCCTCGGGCGTGCGGGTGCGAAGGATGATGTTCAGCAGGCCCGAAAGCGCGGGCCAAATGAAGACCATCCAAAGCTCCACCTTGTCGTTCATGGCGTAGGCCCGATGTGAAGGTACTTGGCCACCGCGCCCATGATGGCGCTGGCGATGGCCAAGAATACGAGCTTGAGGATGGCATCGATCCCCATGCCCGCTTTCGTGCGGATGGTACGGGCAAAGCGCAGGTCGTCGCGGAAGGCGTCCACGCTCTCCTGGTCGTCGGTGTCGACGCCGAGCTTAGAGAACGTCTCCCGCACGGCCTCGTGAGCCGCGGCCTTCGCGATTGCTGCGCTGTCCGTTGCCATGTCACGCCTCCGGTGGTTGAGCGTCCGCGACCTGCGCCGGCACCTGCTCCGGCACGAGGCCGAGCTTGGGGCCGAGGAGCGTCAGCGCCTCGTGAACGAGCGCGCTCTCGTGCAGCTCGTAGACGCCGCGGCTCTGCGCCTTGGCGAGCGCCTGCACGAGCACTTGCGCGCTCTGCTTCTCGTCGAGAGCCATTAGACGGGCTCCTCGACGGGAGCGGGCGCGGGCGTCGGCTCGGGAGCGGGCGGGGCGTCGGGCACGATCTCGACGGGAGGCGGTGCCCACGGGAGAGGCGGCGTCACCACGGGTGGATTCGCTTGCTCCTCAACGCCCTTCACGGCATAGCCCTCGACGGTGGCCTTCTCCGAGCCAAGGCCCGCGAACACCCATCCGAGCACCTGATCCTCGGTGAGCTGGTCATACGGCGTGAACGGCGTACCGGCCTGCCAAGTGACGCCAATCGAGCCGGGCACAGCGTTCGTAAACGTGCCATCCGTCGCGGTGCAGCACCACGCCACGGAAAACACTACGTCGGTTTCGCCTTCGTGCTGCGGATACGCGGTCATCGACGTGACCGTCCATGTGATCGTCATCATGCGAGGGCCACCTTCTTCCACGCGCCGTTGTAGACGTAAAACTGGTTGTTCGTGGTGTCGTAGTACATGGGCACGCGACCGGAAACGGCGGTCGGCGTTCCGCTCGGCGCGCCCGCTGCCGCCGGGATGTAGAAGAACCCGTTCGTCATGCCGGTGGTGCCGGACGTGGCGTAGATGTTGCCGTTCGCGTCGCCGGTCAGGATCTTTGTGTAGGTCTCCGAGCCGTACGTGCCCGCACTTCGGTAGATTTCAACCGGATCAGAGCCAGAGCCAATGAGGCAACCGCCTGCCGTAGCCGACGTCCGAAAGGTTGCAAGGTACGACGAAGACGAACCTACCGCCGTGACAAATGCGCTTGAGAGATTTGGTGACGTAGTTGAACCGACGATAACCCGCTGCAATGAGTCGATCGCCACCGCAAAGGCTCCACCCGTCGCAAACCGGATCGCATTGTTTGCCGGGAAGTAAATTCCGGTATCGGTGTCCGACCCAGTGAACGCCGGAGCGCCAGCGGTCGTTCCTGTCGCGCGGATTGCCCCCGCGCCGCTCACGTCGCTTCCGCTTTGCGTCAGCGCCGAATCCCCCAACGTGCTCGCGCCCGTCCAGCGGGGGATCGTGTTGGGGGTGCCGGAGCCTGCTACGTCGGCGCCTGCCTGCTCGTATTGAGGTGCGCCCATGTTAGACTCCGATCACCTTGACGATCGGCGTGCCGGCCGTCGAGAAGAGGTAAATGCCGTCGAGCCGGTTCACGTCGAGCCGCAGCGCGGCGCCCGGCTGAATCGGGATCGCCACGGTCGACGTGTGCGAGGCGCTGGAGCCCACGTAGGCGATGTTGGCCGTGTCCGTGTTGATCAGCGTCGCGCCCTGCACGTAGAAGCGCCCCGGGTTGACCGGGCCGGTGTTCAGCGCGCGCGAGGCCGTGGGGCTCGGGCTCTGCGACGTGAGCGCACCGATGGCGCCGCCCACGGGCACGCTGGTTTCGAGCTGCCGCTGCGTCGTGGAGAGCGTCACGGCGTAGACCGTGATTTCGGCGTTCGCGCCGGTTCCGATTCGTTGCGTCATGGGAGGTTGCCTCGCGCGGAAAGAGACTCGGTGGAGGTACGCAGGTCGGCCGCGAACGAACCGCGCACCCTGCCCGGCGTAGCACGAGGCGCCCCGGAGGGGGCAGGCTGCGCCGGCGTGAAGCTGGATTGAAGCGCGCGAATGCTCGCGGGCTGGAGCGTCGGGTCCGTGGGAGCTCCGAAGAGCACGCCGAGAAGCACGCGCTGGGAGTAGCTCACCTCGGATCGGGACGTGTGCAGCGCCTCGAGCACCTTCGCCTGCATCGACGAGTAGATAGCCGGGTACAGCGCGCGCAGCGTCTCGACCTGCTCGCGGCGGATGGTGCCGGCCTCCAGGTCTTTCAGCACTGAGAGCGGCTTGGCCGCGGTCATCACGTACGCGTTCCAACGCGCGATCTCCGAGTCGGAGAGCTGCCGTTGTACGAGCTGCGGTTGCAGCGTGTTTGACTGGAACACGGGCGGGGCCTTCGCGTTCAGGAACGCCGCGGCTCGTGCGAGTGCGAGCGCAACGTTCTGGGAAGGCAGCGGGTTCGTCGTCGACTGGAGCGGCCCGGAGCCCTGGTAGGCGAATGCCTCGATGGCCTGCGGGGTTCCGGCGACCGCGGCCACGGTGGCAATCTGGCGCAGCGCCGTCTCGGCACGTTGCGAGCGCGTCTCCTTCGGCGCTGCCGTGGCGAGCTCCGTGGCCACCGCTTCCCTCGTCTTCGTCTGCGGCGCTGGCCGGTCGGCTGCGGCGGCGCGGCCGGTTGCCTTGGCGGCCTCGGCCACGAACTTGCCCGGTTTCTCGCCGCCACGCACGAACGCCATGGCGGCCTTCGAAATCTGCGCGTCCGCGTCGCCCACGAGGCCGGAGAGCATGCGCTCCATCGTCGCGCGGCGCTCCAGGTCCAGCATGGTCGTGAGCACGCGCCCGACGCCGCCCAGGTTCTCCACGGCGGCCCGTTGCAGCGCGCCGCGTGCGTCCTCGGCGATGATCTTCGCGGCCTCAAGGGACGCGGACGCCTGGCGCGCTCGCGCGATGTCGCGCTGCATGACCTGGAGCGCGCCGATGCTTTCCTCGATGCGCTTCGCCTGGCGGCCGGTCGGCTTGAAGAGGCGCAGCGCGGTCTGCTGGAGCTCGAGCTGCGTGCTTACCCATTCGCCGAAGTTTTGCGCGTTCAGCTCTTGCTCGGCGCTGCCCATGTTGCGCATGAACGGGATCACCTTGGCCGGGTCGATCACCGTCTCGAGCTTGTATGGGTTGCTCTCCAGGCGCTCCATGCCTTGCCGCAGGAGCGTCTTCTGGATCTCCTTGAGGCGCGGGATCGCGTTCGTCCATGCCTGATTCACGCTCGCTTGCGTGGCGGCAATCTGCTCGCCGAAGAGCTGCGGATCCGAGAGCGCCTTGCGCACCGAGTCGGCGCCGTTGCTCTTTTGGAAATACTGCATGAGCGTACGCTCGTCCGTCGTCGTGGCCTTTCCTGCGGCCACCACGCGGTCGAATTCGCGTTTCGCGTTGTCCGCCAGCCGATGCATCTTGGCGAGGTTCTCGGCCGTGTCGTCGCTCAGGTTGCCGATCTCTTCGGCTGCCTTGCGCATCTGCTTGACCTGCGCACCGAACGATTTCTGAAAGCCTGGCACGCCCTGGATCTGCTCTTCGATCTGCGCGGCCGTCTCCTCGAGGCGCTCCACGAGTCCCTTGCGCGCCAGGCGCGCGTACGATGCCGCCTCGTCGGGAGACATTTCGCGCGCGAAGCGGAGCATCGTCTCCTCTTTCTTCACGCCCGTAATCGCCTCATAGGCCGACTCGTAGCCGCGCACGGCCTTCGCCATGTGACCTTGGCGGAAGTCGCCGAACTCGCGCGCGATCTTCTCCACGGTGTCGGTCGCCTCGGCGAGCTGCCGGCGTGCGAGCGCGGACACCTCGGTCTGGTCACTGGAGAAACGCGCCATCTCGCGCTGCACAAGCTCGCTCTGCGCATCGGCGAATTCGTACGTGTCGCGGCGAAGCTGGTTCAGCTCCGCTCGGCGCTGGCGCACGAGCTCGGCCTCGGCCGCGTCGAGCGTGCCCATTTCCTCTTCGCGGGCTGCCGTTTCGTTGATGGCCTCGAGCTCCGCGCGGTCGAGGATGGCCGCGCGCTCTTCGGCCGTAAGGTCGCCCGTCTTGCGCAGCTCGCCCGATGCGGCCTTGCGGTTGAACGCCTCGCGCTCTGCCGCCTCCGTCAACGCAGCGCGCTCGCCAGCCGCGGCGCTCTTGCCGATTGCCTTGCCTACCCTTGTGCCGATGTAGCCGCCCGCAGCCGCGCCAGGCAGACCGCCAGCGGCAAAGCCGAGACCAGCGCCAGCCAGGCCGAATGCGGTGCCCGCGCCAGCCGCCTCGGCGGCCTTGACCGCCGCGGTGCCGAGGCCCTCAAAGAGCGCCCCGCCTGCGCCGCCGATGAACGCGCCCGTTAGTACGCGCTCGGCCACAAGCTCGGCACTGATGTCCTCGCCGAGCACGGCCTCTTTGGCCACTTGGCCGAGGCCGAGCGCCGCGCCTTCCGTGGCGCCTCGAGCTGCCGCGCCGACGATGGCGCGCTTAACGCCCTCTTGCGCCACGCGGGCCTCCGCGAGCGCCGCCACGCGCGAGCCGGCGCCCATGATGCCGCGCGTGAGCGTCGTAGCCGCTTCGGCAGCGCGAGCCACGCGGCCAGCGGCCACGGCTTCGCCCGCAACCGGGAGCAGCGCGGCGCCACCAAAGCCGATGGCTTGGCCCGCAAGAGCGGCGGCCTGCTGCTCCTGCTCGCGCACGCGCATCCGCTCCATGGCCTCTTGCTCGCCACGTTCGCCGCCCGTCAGGCGACCATAGGCGCGCTCCACCATCTGGCCGATGGGAAGAGAGGTTCCGCCTTCGATGAGGCTCTCCGCGAACTGTACGCCCGCACCGACGAGCCCGCCTTGCTCTTCGCGGAGCGTCTGCTGGCGCGCTGCTGCTGCCGCCTCTTCCGGCGAAAGCACTTGCGCGCCCGGTACGCTCTTTTGGAACTCGGCGATGCGCTCTTGCGGGCCCGTGAAGAGCTCGCCTTGCGGGGTGCGTACGGTTACGTCCGCCATTTACTTCGCCCCGCTGCGGAGTCCTGCCGCGGTTGCTGCCTGCCGAGCCTGCCCGAAGTTGACGACGGCCGCGAGCGCTGGGTTCGATTTCGCGACCACTTGGAACGCCACCGGGTCGGCGGCGGCGAACGAGCGCGCCTTCGACGCATACTTCCCGTAGAAGTCCACGAGCGCGTTTTGCAGCTCGCCGATGCTGCCGCTTCCGTTGATCCGCGCCAGCGCGCCAGCGCGATCGCTGTCGGTAATGACACCGCCCGACGCCTTCGCCACGGATTCCACTTGCTCGCCGATCTGGCGGCGGATTTCCTTGGCCTGCGCAGTGACCGCAAACGGATCGCGAACGGTCCCGCCGAACGAGAAGCCGGCCACCGAGCCCGCGCCACTCTTGGCGCCCGTCGCCGGGTCGACGCCCACGGCCTGCATGAGCGTCGCCATGCTTTCGGGACCCGTGAGCAGGTTCTTCTCGTCGAGCGTCTTCACGAGGCTCGTGGTGCGGTTAACGAGCTTTTCCTGCGTTTCCGGCGTGCCTGCGCCCTGCACAAGCGCGCCCGTCGCCGGGTCGATCGTGAGCTGCCCTTGCTTCACAAGCTCGAGCGTGAGCGCCTTGCGCGTCTCGCGCTCTTCCTTGGAGAGTGCACGCGCGGCCGTGGCGGCTGCTGCGGCGCGCTGCTGGCGGCCCATGGCCGGGATCAGTTGCTTCTGCGTCTGCGTCTCGAGCAGGCCGCTCTGGATGTTCGTCAGCGCGCCGTTCAGCTTCGTTTCGAGCTCCTGGCGCACGCGCATCTGGTTGGGCGTCAGCTCTGCGCCCTTCTTCCGCTCGTCGATGTCTGCAATGAGAGCGCGATACGTCTGCGCTCGCGTGAGGTCGCGCGCCTTGGACGCGTCACCGAGGAGGTTCTCGTTTTGCTGGAGTACGCGCCCAAGCTCCGAGACCTTGCCCTTAGCCTTGTCGAGCTCCGTGCGCTGCGCGTCGAGCTCGCGGTTAATGCGCTGGTCGACGATCTGCATGGCGTAGTTGGGGCCGCCCGTCATGCTGGCGCCGAACGAGCCGAGGGCCACCGCGAGGCCCGCGAAGATGCGGCCAGCCGCGCCGCCGTATGCCTTGTCCACGTCGATCTTCGTGTTGTCGAGCGCGTTCTGAGCCGCTTCGAGCCTACGCTGCGTGTCCTCGACGGCCATGCGCCGGATCTCGCGCTCGCTGGCGGCCTCCAGGTCTGCCGCGCGGGCCTGCTCGCGCGCGAGCGCCGTGGCCTTCTCGCGCTCATTCTGCGCCTCGGCTTCGGCCTGTTCGATGCCGGTAAGCGCGGCGCGTTGCGTTGCGGCCTCTGCGCGCAGGTTAAGCTCCTGGCCCTTCAAGAGCTCTTCTTTGCCCTTGAGTCCTTCGGTCTGGATGCGCTCCACCTCGGTCATGCCGCCCATGCCGCCAGCGCCACCAGGAGCCGCCCTGCGGGCCGCAGGAGCGGCCTGGGCGGCGCCAGGTGCGGCGCCAGGTGCGGCGCCTTCTACGGGGCCGCCAGGCGCCTCCGCGGGGGCCTGCGGGAAGTACTGCGTGCCGATGCCCGTAAAGCTCTGCGCCGGGAGCTTGTCAGCCGGCAGCACGCCCAGGCCGATGCCACCTGCCGACGTGCCGCGAGGAGCCGGCGCAGCGGTCGGCGTCGGCGGCACGGGCATGACGGCTGAGCCAACGCGCTCGAGTCCGCGGAGAAGGTCTCCGGCCATGCCGAAAGTGTAATAATCGAGGCCGGTGCGGCCTGCCGGTGCGGCCGGTGCAGGAGGCGGCGGCGGCGGGGCCTGGCCGAGCACGACGGGGCCGGGCCGCGGGGCCGCGTAGCCGCCCGGGATGCTCGGATCGAAGTCGAGCGGATCCGGTACGGGGCTCATGGATTGCCCAAGGATTGCACCGTTGCCCATTTACTTCTTGCCTCCGCCAAGCATTGACACGCCGCTGGACGCGGCGCCCACAATCGCGCCTTGCGTACGCGCGCGGTCCTCGGCCTCGCGCTGCCGCTCGTATTGCGCCTGCTGCATTGCCGCAGCGTAGCGCGCCTGGAGGTCTTGCAGCATGACTTGCTCAACGCGGCGACGCTCTTCGGCCTCTTGTGCCGTCGCGCTTCCAAGCGTCTGTACGCCGCGCAAGTAGGCCGCCTGTCGCGCTGCCGCCTCCGCTTCTAGTCCGCCCATGGCCGCGGCGCTTGCCTGGCCGATTTGCCCGCCGAGGATGGCCGCTTCTGGGCTCGCGCCCTTGCCGCCGTACGGCGTCCGCGCGGCGACCATCGCGCGAGCTTGCGCACCCTCCATCGCCTGCTGCGATTGCAGCATGGCCTGCCCGCCTTGGAGCGTCTGCGCGCGCTGTCCAAGCACGTCGACGGCTTGCGTTTGCGGGGCTCGCGCGGCCTCGAAACGCTGCGTTTGCTCGCGCTGGAGTTGCTCCAGCCCGCCCATGCCGGTCTGGTACAGGACGCGCGACGGGTCGGCCTCCTGGTTCTCGCGCCGGATGTCCTCGAGCGTGCCGCCGCTCGCTGTTGGCTTGAACAGGTCAAAGATTCCCATAGTATTTCACCCGTACTTCCGGCGGCGCTCTTCTTCCGTCATGGCGTTGTACGCCTGGCGCTCGCGCTCCGCTTCACGCTCGCTTGATTTGTACGCGCCATAGCCGGTTTCGATGGCCGTTCCGAGCGCGCCGATGGCCGCGCCTTCTGCGCGACGCTGGCGATCGGCCTCGGATGCCGCGAATTCTTGCGCGTACTGCTGCGCCGCTGGAAGCATGGCGCGCTGCGCGCCGAGCACCTGCGCGTAATCCGCGCGCTCGAGCGCCATGCGCTGCATCTCCTGTTGCCGGAGCATCTCGGCGAGCTGCGCTTGCGCGAGCGCGTTCCGCTGCTGTTCCTCGGCCGCCACCTGCGCCGCCCCGGCCATGCCGATTTGCTGCGCCTGGCCGGCGCCAAGAGCGCCGAGCGCGGCCGTCTGCGTACCAGCGACGCCCATCTGCGAACGGGCGGCGCCAAGCGTCGCCTGTCCGGCTTCGCGCGCCTGCTCACGAGCTGCCTCGGCCGCCACGGTTGACGGCTGCATGGCGCCGAGGATGCGGCGGCGCTGCTCTTCGAACGTGGCCCGCTCTGCGGCCTGGTCGCGCTGCTTGAGCCGCGCGGCCACGTCTTCGGCGTAGACGCTTGCAAAGGTCTCGGGACCCGTACCAAAGGCGCGCGTCCCGATGGGAACCTCGCTGCCATACTGACCCGTCGTGCGCTGGCGCTGAATCTCGCCGGCTTGCTGGCGCTGGTACTCTTTCGCGAAATCGTAGGCCATGCCGTCGTCTCCTTACTTCTTCCGTACGTCTGGGAGGCGCCGCATGCCGCCCAGCGGGAGCATCTCAAGCGCAAGGCCGACGAGCTGGGGGCCTCGTCCACTTGTAGCACCACTGGGCGCCGCGTCGGCGATCGTGATCTTCACCGCTTGCGTTTTCTGGGTGCCGACCTGGAGCCGCACCTGCTCGGGGTAGACCGTGCTTGCGATGGGCGCGAGCTGCGCCGCCGTCCACGTACCGGTGGCCACCGTCGTGTTCTCGTCGAAGTCCACGCGCACGGTCACGGTCAGGTTATGGTCGGCGACGGAGCGGCCGAGCACCTGCGCGTAGCGGAAGCGCGAGTAGTCCTGTGTGCCGGCGGGCTGGATCCACGCTGTCGAGGCCGTGAGCGTGATCCATGACGTGCCGTCCTTCCAGGTCGTGCCGTCGTCCTTCACCCAATCGGCGTTCGTCATGGCGAGCACGCCGAAGCTCGGCGACCAGCATGCGGCGCCCCATGTGCCGATAAACGGCTGGTTGGGCAGCGTCACGCGGTCAAGCGACCACTGGTCCACCTGGTAGTTGTAGACCAGGATACCGATTGAGCTGCTGAGCGTCTCGCGCACGAAGAAACGCACCTCGCGCTCGGCTTCGATGTGCACCGTGGCCTGAATTTCGTCGTACCGCACGAGTCCGTTGCCGCGCGTCAGGTCCTGAATGCGCAGGCCGATCGGCACGATGCCTAGGCGGTCGTCGATCAGGTAAAAGCGCGAGTCCGTCCCGAAGAAGATCAGGCCCGTAGACACGCCGATTACGGACATGGGCTGCGTACAGCCGATGTAATCGTGGATCTGCTCGGGCTCGCTGATGGCGTCGCCAGCTCCGGTCTGGTCGCGGAACTGGCCGAAAATGGCCCACACCGAGTTTTCGGTGAACAGGATCAGCTTGTCGCCGAGGGCGCCTGCGGCGGTCGCGCCCGTCTCGTGCTCGATGCGCAGCACGTTGCCCACGGCGAACGATGCGCCTTGATAGGAGAGCGGCGCGTTCGAGTAGTAGATGCTCCGGCGGTCGTCGCTGCCGCCGACGATCAGGCGGTTCTTGTAGAGCACGGCGAAGCGCGACGACGGGACGGGTACGTAGGGCAGCACGCCGCCGGTGGTGTAGAGCGTCGGCGCGTCGAGAGCCGGGAGGCCCGTACCACCTGCGACGGATGAATCGGTGCGCGCGGTTTGCCCGAAGCTCTGACCGACCACGTTGGGGACGCTGAACCAGTACCGCAGGATCGTGCCGTTCGCCTCGGTCACGTAGAAGTCGAGCTGCACGTCGTTGCGGTCCGTGTAGCTCTGATACGAGAAGTGGATCGTCCACACGCGCGGCGTGTTCGGCGCGGCCACGGAGACGTAGCGGTACGGATCCGATGGCGTCGAGCGGTGGACGTTGCCGTAAGCGTCGCGGTAACTGGCGACGCACTGCACGAGATAGTCGCCCTCGGTGAAGTCGTTGGCCGTGCCCGTGTTCGTGCCGATGATCGCGCCGATGGTCGGGCGGTCAACCAGCGTCACCTCGGCGAAGCGCTCGCCGTCCGCCTGCTGGAGCACGCCGCCCGGGAACATTGGCAGTGTGGCATAAGCGCCTGGCTGCGCGTCGCCAGGAGCTCGAGACGCGAGGCGCACGAGCGCGATGCCGAAGCCGCTGCCGCCGTCGAGCGCGACCAGGTGCGGCGCGTACCACACGCCGGAGAGCTTGACGGCCGAGGGAGGCGGGCACGGCTGGAGGCGCGGCGCGTAGGTCTGCACGGGGCCATTGCACGCCGTCAGCGTCATTTCATCGGTGCCCGTCAGGATCTGGGTGCCGATCACGCCTGAGTAGTTGCCGGCGAAGTCCGTGTACGGGTCATTTGAGAGGGCCACGCGGCCGAGGAACGTCTGCTGCGACGCGCCGACGACGAGCGGCAGGCGCAACGGCCTGCGATCCGTGCTCGGCACCGTGGCGTAGTAGTCGAGAGAGAAGAGGCGCCCAGCCGGGATCGCGTAGCTCTTCTGCACCTGCGCATCAACCGGCGTAGCGTTAGCCCATCCCATGCCGACGCGCACAAGGCGGTGCGCGTAAATGAAGCCGGTGGTGTACTCGAGCACCTCGACGAAGCCGCACACGCGCGACTCTGTGGTGTCCTGGGCCTGGTACTCGCCGACCGTCAGGCGCCCTGGAATGGCGACCGCGCCGGCCACCGAAATTGTCACGGGGAACAGGTTGGAGACCACGAGCGCGCACGTCGTCGCGTTGTAGGTGGCCATCGGGCAACCGTAGTTGCCGGCTTGGTACGGCGGCGTGAGCGCCGCATTAAAGAGCGGGTTGTGGTAGCCCACGAGGGCCACGCCCTGGCTCGTCTCGGCGATGCTGAGCGCTTGCAGCGGGCCGATGCCAACCGGGTGGTCCACCTGTGCGGTCGACGTGATCGTCGTCGTCGACACCGTGAAGCGCTCTGTGCGCGTGCCGACGCCGGTATCGAACGTGGCGAGGAAAAGACCATCGGTTCCGACCTTGCACACGTCCCATGGGCACGCGGGGCGGTAGCGCTCCTCTGGCACCGTCGCGTAGGCCGTAACGGCAAAGTGATCCACGGCGTTCTGAACGGCCGTCACAACGGGGGTGGCCACGAATGCAAGGCCCGATGCGCCGTACGAGTACAAGTGAAAGACGGCCTGTGCCTTGTTGACCAGGTGGTTGTGCGCGATGGCGACCACGATGCGGCTCAGGCTCGGGTAGACGATGAGCTTCGGGTAGATGCGCGCGGCGTTGGCGCCCGGGGCGCCGCCGCTGAACGTCTGCGATGTCTCCGAGACGAGCGCGAAGGTCGTGGCATCGTACTGCGAGAGCGTGAACGTGGATGCCGAGGCTGCGGAGCTCGAGCGCGTGACCTTCACGACGAAGAAGAAGCCTTCGGCTGCGCCGTAGTCCACGCATTCGTCGATGTTCCCCGCGTTGCCGTCAAGCACGATCACGTCGCCGATCACGTCGGAGGCGGGGCCGGTCGTCGTCCATCCGTTGGTGGCCGAGGTCGTGCTCGGCGTATACTGCCGCGCGGCATAGCCGCACTCGTTGGCGATGCGCGCGGGCGTCGTCGGGAACAGGTGCGCCCAGTTGTCGAGCGTGTTGTCTCGCGCGCGGTCGATCACGACGGTTTGCGCTGCTGCGCCGTAGGCCGCGATGGGGTCGCCTGCGTCGGCCGTGCCGCCGCTTGCCTTCGGCGGGTCCACGGGCTGGTAGCCCGTGCGCTTGCGCACGCTGCCCACGCGCTCGAGGCGCCCGTTCACGAGCTCGGAGAGCTGCGATGGCGGGACGCGCCACGCGTCCATGCTCTGGTCGATGCCGCCACCGAAGTCGGCTCGAACGATAACGCCTTGACCGGGTTTGCTCTGCTCTGCCATGGCGTCACCATACCCAAATCTTCAGGCTGCATCCGGCCTGAACGTCAAACTGTACGCTACGCTCGTCCTCGCTGCGCGTGCGCGCAATGCGGTGGATGCGGTGGTTTCCGTCCACCTGGCAATCGACCACGACGAAGCCCTCCACCGGCCGGCCGAGCGTATGCGGGAACGTGTACGTGCCCGCGGCGGGGAACGTGAGTAGCTCGTTTCGGCTCCCGGTGCCGGTCGGCACGGTCAGGAGCTGCCCGCTGCCGAATGGCACTTGCTGCAAATCGTTGATGGCCTTGACCACCTCGTTCATGCGCGTGAAGCCCATCTGGCTCTGGCGCTGGGCGTCCGTTGTCGCGGCCTCGTCGGTGCGCAGCACGCGCGTCGGCACGGTGCGCAGCGTCGTAACGGTCTTGCCGACGAGCTCCGGGCGGCCGGTTAGTGGCTTTGCCATCGGTCAGGGCCGCGGGAGGAAGCGCGAGGGATCGGCGTCGTAGTAGTTGCCGCGGTATACGTCCGTCACGCGCTCGGTATTCTGCGTGGCGCGGAACGGCGCCAGGCGATCGATGCGCTGGCCGAGCGTGGTGACGAACGAGAGCGCGAAAGAGGGATCGACCTGCTCCTTTTGCTGCACGTAGGCGACCGCGCGCCACACGGCGTACTCCTCCCAGCCGTCCACGCCGTCGAACGTATCAGAATCGCTTACAAGTCGAACGCACGCGGGCACGTACCAGTGCCGCACCGTGTAGCCGCCCGTGGGGGCCGGAAGCAGGCTCAGGTTGTCCTGAATGATGCGGAAGGCCGCGGGCACGCCAGGGTTGGGCGTGCTGGTGCCGAGGAGCATCGCGCGTTCGTGGAACGAGTACGAGCCCAGGCGCATGCGCGAGCCGCCGTAATCGAGCTCCACGTACAGCGTCTGGTAGTGGTCCGCCGGGAGCGCGTAGGTTTCGGCGCCCGTCGTCGCGATGGTCTGCTCCTTCGCGTAGTACTCTTGCCCGCGCGAGCCGATCAGCCGGTCGTAAAGCTCCGCGAGGCTCTGGTTGATGTACTCGTTGATTTCCGAGTCCGAAACGAACTGGTTGCCAACGAGGTCGGCACGCAGCCGAACATCTGAGCGCATTTGTCCAAGCGTTCGACTGCGTGCCATTTCCTTACTCCGAGCAGGCCATCACGAACGCCTCGAGAGCGTCCGCAAAGGCTTCCTTGTCGTTGCTCTTGATCGCGGACATCACGTCCGCGGCCAGTGCCTTCTTTTCCTCGGCGTAGTTCTCGGAGGCCGGGGCCTCCTCCTCGTCGTCCATTTCGCCCTTCGGCCCGCGGCCGAGAGCGATGAGAAGCGCGGGCTTCTTCATGGTCAGACCTGCGAGTTCTTAAGGACGAGCGTGACGTTGACGCGGTTCCCCGTCGCGGCGGCCACGTTCGCGAGAGCTGCGGAGCTCAGGTCGTAGAGGCGCACCTGGATGGTTTTCGCGTTGAGGTCCACGGCGCCGATGTTCGCCGCCACCTTGTCGTCGGCGCTGGCGAGCTGGAGGCTCGCCGTGGCCGAGAGAAGGGAGGGGTAAACGTCCTGCAGCGTGATGGTGTAGACGCCCGTTGCCGCGAGGACAACGGAGGCCACGCCTCGGCCGGTGATGGTCGAGGCCACCGGGTCGCTTGCGCCGTTCGTGGCGAAGCTGAACCCGAGAAGGACGACGCCCGGATCGGCGGCGCCCAGGAGCTGAACGAAAGAGCGGGCGGCCATCTGGGTTGCCTCTCAGTAGGTGGTGGTGGCGAGGTAGTTGAAGCCGCGGCCGTTGAAGGCCGGGGCGCGACAGCGGAGGTTCGCGTACGAGCCGATGCGGATCTGGTACGCGTCGTCATCCGAGACGCGCAGGATCTGCTGGTTGTCGTAGTCGAGGATGTGCGGGGCCGCGTTCAGCGAGAAGAGGTCCCACGAGTCGAGCTGGAGCGCGAAGATCTGGCTCTGCGGGACGTTGATGTCGCTGACGCACTTGAGCGGCCCAGCGTCGCCCATGAGCGTCACGGCCTGGAAGCCGATCTCCGCGTCCTCGATGCTCACGGCGCGGTCGTAGACCGTGCGGCTGCCGAGGAACTTCACGAGGCTCGCGAAGTCGCGCGGGTTCATGAAGCAGTGGTCCGGACGGCCGCCCTCCGCGTTGATGTCGGAAGCGAGCTGGATGATCGCCTCGTCCGGAGCCGCGCCCGTGCAGTCGAGCGAGTTACCCGCGAGCGAGGTCTTGTCGGTCGTGCGGGTCACGCCGTAGATCGCCGCCTGGAACTGCGCACCCGCGTTCGCGCCCGTGACCGCGCCGGTCTGCGAGCCCGCGAGCCACTGCGAAACGCCCGTGATCACGCGGGAGTTCGTGAAGACCGTGGCGTCCGAGGTCGAGAGCGTGCGGTCGCCGAAGCGCGCGATGTACTGGCCGCCCGAAACGCCCGTGCTGCTCGAGAGCGTGATGGTGCCGGCCTTGCGGTCGACCGCCGTGACGAGGTACGGCACGGTGTCGGTGTTGTTGACCGCCGTGTCCATGAGGAACGACGAGCTCGAGAAGAGCGAAACGCGCTCGCCGAGGTCGAAGTTGAACGCGTCCGAGGGCGTCGAGAGCGTCACGACGCTGCCCGCGATGCTGCCGACCTTGCCCGCCCAGGCGCAGCCGTCGCGGAAGAGGTTTCGCGCGATGGAGCGCATCGCCGTCATCATGGCGAGGTCGATGGTGTCCTGGAAGAGATCGACCATGGCGCCCTCGTCCATGACGGCGGCCTTCATGGCCTCGCCGCTGATCGTCGCGAGCGAGTAGTCGCTCTTACGCGTCAGGGTGAAGGTCTTGTAGGTGTCCGAGTAGGACGTGGAGAGCTCGTTGGAGCTCTTCGCCGCGCTGAACAGCGCCGAGCCGCCCTGCGTGGTGTTGATCGTGAGCGGCACCTCGACGGACTTACCGACGAAGTTCGTCTTCTTCGCGAGCATGGCGAAGAAGGGATTCACCTTCCGGAGTTCACGGGGAACCGTGTAGTCCGGGTACAGGAACTTGATGATGTTGGTAGCGGTAGTAACGTCCAAAACGGCCATGTGAGACTCCGAAACAGGCGAGAGATGTTGTGAGGTTCTCCCGCCTCGGAGAATCAGCCGCCGAGACGACCGGCCTTGAAGAGCTGCGCCACGTATTCCTTACGCGCGTCGCGGTTCATGCCCCGAAGGTCGGGGGCCGCGGTGCTCTTCTCGCCGGCTCGAGCGGTGCTCAGGGTGCGGGAGGTTCTCGGCTTGCCTGCTGCGGGGCCGTTGCCCGGTGCCGCGGCAGTGCTGGCGCCGCGTCGAGCTTCGCGCTCGCTCACGTGACGATACTCCTCGCTTGCCAGGTAGTCCAGCGCCTCCGCGATCTCTTGCAGGCTCGGCACCTTGCCGGTCTGCTTGTAGTACTGCTCCTGGAGCTGGTACGCCTGCGCCTTCACCAGCTCGGGGTGGAGCTCGGCGCGGGCCGCGAGGAACGGGAACTGCTCTTCCTGCTTGGCCATGCCGAAGAACTCGGCTTCGGCCTTCGCGCGGGTCTGCTCCATTTCGCGGGCCGTCTGGCCGCGGCGGTAGTCCTCCAGCTCCTTGCGCTGCGCTTCGAGCGCCTCGCGGAGCTCGCGGAGCTGGGCCTCCGGCGTGCCCTCGAGCGCCGCGCGCTCGGTGAGGTCGCGCACGTCCACGCCGAGCTCCTTCAGGCCGGCCAGCGGGTCGCGCGCCATGGCCTCGCGGGCTCGCTTGAGCTGCTCGAGCTCGCGGCGCTCCATGTCGAGGCGCATGCGCTCGCGCTCGATCTCCATGCGCTGCGCCTCGGCCTCGCGGCGAAGCCGGTTGGCCTTCTCGCGAGCGCGCACCACGGCCGCGAGCTTCGGCGCGTCGTCCTCGTCCTCCTCGGTGGCCTCTTGCTGCGCCTCCGCGCCACGCAGGAGCGCCGGCGCTTCGTCGACGGGCTCGCCGTCGTCCTCGGTCTCTTCGGCCTCCTGGCGGGGCTCCGGTGCAGCCTGCGGGGCCGGCGTGGCCTTCGCGGGCTTCTGCGCGGCCTTGAGCGCGTCGAGGGCCGCCCTGCGGCGGTCTGCGCGGTCGTCGCCGTTGGTGCCGACGAACTGGGCCGCCTGCTCGGTCTGCTGCGAGCCGGTGGCGATGGGTGCGGTCATTTCGATCATGTGTCACTCCGCTAGGCTAGTGCGGGTGCCTGCCCGGCGAGCTGCGCCAGGTCAGGCGGGAGGCCCGCGCCGCCAGGAGCGGCGGGCGGGGCGGGTGGCTGGGACGCGGCCTGTAGATCCTGCGCGCTCTGGATGTACCGGCGCAGGAGCTCGAGGGCCACGGGGTCCGCGTCGTTCAGGCGCGCGAGGTTGTACGCCTTGACGCCGCGCTGGAGAATCATGCCGAGGTTGTCGAACGGCTCGGCGATGATCGGGAACTGGCGCACGAGGATCGCCTCAATGTTCCGGTCGATGATCTGGAGGTCGGAAAGGTCCAGATCGTTCTCGGCCTGGAGGTCCGGCAAGTCGAGCACCTCGCGAAACTGCGGCACGGTGAGCGCGCCGAGCTGGAGGAGCTTTTCGCCCTGGTCGATGCGAGCGGCGAAGTCGCGAGCGAACTGGCTCGTCGGCATCACGCGGATCTCGTACTCGTCGTCGTCCATAGCCACGTCGCGCCAACGGATCGTCTGCGCCCGGCCCTTGCCCATGACGCGGACGGCGAACTTCGGGTTTTCCTCGGCCACGGTGGCGCACGCACGGATGGCGAGCTTGGCAATCTCGACGTGCCACGACGCAAAGGCGCGGTGCATCGCCAGGAAGCCTTCGGCCTCCACGTCGTCGAGGGTCTGGAGCGCAATGCCGCTCGTGACGCCGCCCGGCTTCTGGTTCGCCACGCTCATCGCCGAGGCGCCCGACATCTCGGTCATCATGGGGCCGAGGTCGGTGAAGTAGCGGTAGAGATCCGGCGCCACGGCCGGCGGGCTGAACGGCTGAATCTGGCCCGGGTTCGCGCGCCAGATCGTGCCGGGCTCGTTCGTCATCTGCTCCGTGCTGAACTCCACGCCGGGCGCCACGATGAAGTGAGCCGAGCTCATGATGCGGAACGTGCGCTGGAGCTTCGCCGCGGTGAACTCAAGCTCGCGCTGGATGGGGAGAAGGAGCTTCGCGAGCGGCACCGGGAAGAAGCCGACCGGGGGCGCGTAGAAGCGGAGCACGGCAACCGGGAACGTCGGGTCCGTCCACTCTTCGGAGAGAAGCTCGAAGCCCTCGATGGCGATCACATGCCGGCCGGGCTTGTCCTCGGTGCCGAGGCTCCACGCCTCCACGACGCGCACGGCGTCGGGGTTGTACGTGCTCGTCAGGCGCGTGCTGCCCACCTGGGCCGGCATCGGCGCGCTCATGATCGCGCTCTCGTGCTCGGGGAACATGTCCGCGAGGGCCCCGCGGTCGAAGTCGTCCACGTAGTAGAGGCGCCGCGGCATCCCGCCGTTGCACTCGGCGTCGCGCAGGTGAAGACACCACGGCTTCAGCCGCTCGAAGTTGACGCGGTTCGGCTCCGGCGTGACCTTCACGGCCGCGAAGCCGCACAGGAGCGCATCGCGCACGCCAAGATCTGCGATTTCGTCCATGCGCTCGGTCGCGAGCAGGCCCTCGAGGAAGAGCGAGAAGCCCTTCGCCCTCGCGCGCGTCGAGTAGTCGCCGCCCGTGCTCACGGCCTGCGGGAGAATCTTGTTTCGGATGATCTTGGCCTGGATGGTGTCGAGGACGCGCCGGTACTTGTTGGGCGTCAGCACCTCCTCGTCGATGCGGCGGTACGGGTTGCCGCGCCGGCCGTTCGTCGGGAGCTCCACGTCGTACGCCTCGAGGTAGCGCGCGTAAGCGTCGAGCCGGGCTTCGCTGCTCTGCTCGAGCTCGCGCACGGTCGCCCACACGCCATCCAGCGCCGCCTTGCCTGCGAGAGCCCACCACCTGATCGATTGAGTCGCCATCACCATCTCCTACGCTGTTGCGACCGTCGCGCGGCCTCGTCGGCTGCGCGTTCGAGGCGAGCCGCCTCCGCTTCGTACCACGCATCCGTGCCGCGTTCATGCGGTGCGGGGCGCTTGTCCGGAATGTGCTGCGCCGTGGCCAGCATGAGAGACGGCACGAAGTCGCAGTGCCGGCCATCGCCTCCGGTCGGCAGGTCGAGCCGCACGCCCTGCATGGTCGTGGTGCGCTTCGCCCGGAGCACGTCCTCACGCAGCACCGGGTGCGGGTGCATCTCGAGCCGGCCCTCGAGCAAGTCCGCGCGGAACCTCGCGGCCTGCTCCCACCTGTCACGCGCGGGCGTCATGCGGGGGTAGAGCGTCAGGCCATGCTGCTGCGCGAGCTCCTGCAGCGGGTCGGCGCTCCACTGGTCGCACCACACCGTCGCCACGCGGTAGCGCGCTGCGATGGCCGCGATCTCGCGCAGGATCTCCGAGGCCGAGAGCGGAGCGTTGCGCGAGCCGATCCATTCCCGCGCCAGGTCGATGCGGCGCTTCTCGCCGTGGCGGCTCATGACGATCAGCGTCCACGCGTTGCCTCGCGTGCCGGCGTCCATGGCGGCCACGTACGAGCGCAGCGGGTCGGGCTCGAGGTCGCCGGCCTGCCTCGTCGCCGCGGCCAGTGCGTCAGGCGGAACGAGCGCGCTCTCCGGCGCCGCAAACTCGGCCGCGCAGTCCACGCGGTACGCGTCCGGGTCGCTGGCCTTGAGCTCGTCCATGCGCTCGGGCGTCCAGTAGACCGGATTCATGGCCCAGCCTGGAGCGCGCACGACGACGCGCTGCGCGGTCGGCTTTCGCCAATTCTCTTGCACCTGCTCGAAGATCGGACCGAAGGGTGCCCACGGGCTGCCGATGGAAATGAACTGAGCGCCAGGGCGCAGGCGGCCGAGGATGACGCGCCGCGTTTCGTCGAAGTTGGCGACGGCCTCGCCTTCGCCGGCCATGCGGGGCGCCTCGTCGACGATGACGCCGGCCATCCAGCGCGCGATGAGGCTCGATCCCGCTCGCTTGCCTGCCACGGTGCAGATCTCGATGGGCCGGCCGCTCGGGTGATAGAGCTTCAGCGAGTCGGCCTTGGGCTCCTCGACGAGAAGCTCGCGGAGCACCGGAGAGGCTAGCACCGTGCCCGTCAGGTGCTGGTGCGCCACCTGCGCGAGATCGAGGTCGAGGCTCAGGATCGGCACGCGCGGCACCTCGCCGTGGCCGAGGCCCTCGAGGTCGACCGTCTGCGTCATGCGGATGGCCGCGGCTGCGGACAGCATCGTCTTCGCGGAACGGATGGCCGCCACAATCGTCACCTCGCGAGGCCGGACGCCCACGAGCGGCGTCACGTCTCCCACGGCCTCGAGGAGCTCAGGGTTCGACGGGTCGAGCGTTGGGGCGCCGTCCACGAGGCGCGCGAGCTGGCGCTGGAGCGGCGTCGCCGTCGAGAGGCCGAAGCCCAGCCGGTGCGTCAGGAGCGATTCCAGGCTCCCCAGCACCTCGGCCCTCTGGTGCTGCCAGTACGCTCGAAGCAGAGGGGAACCTTGCGTGCTCGACGCGCGGCCACGGGAGGAGCGTGCACCCATCGCCGACCGCATCACGAATCAGCACCCCAAAAGCCGAGCACGTCACCCGCGAGACGGGAACGCGGATCGTTTCCATCATGCGCCCGTCGATGTGCACCCCACTCACGAGCCGAATCAATGCTTCCACGAATCACCTCCAAGCGCAGGCGCGTCCCGATGCCGTTGCGCCTGGCATCCTTCGACACGAAACAGAACCACGAGACGCCGCCGATCGCAGCGGCCCAGCCGAGGAGCGTGTCCTCGTCGGTCTCCGAGCAGGCCACGACGATATGCGAAGCGTTCAGCATGGCCCGCACGGTCAACGCGAGCTCCTCGCGGTCGACGTTGCGCACGAAGCGGCTTGCCTGCTTCAGCGCCGTCGCTGCCACGTAGGCCGCATCGCTCTCACGAGCTGGGCGAATGCGGATCATTCAGCCGTGCCCGTCGCCACGCGGGAGGCTCGCTCGCGGCGCGCCTTCTCCGCGATCACCATGCGCTCGAGCTCCTCGAGAGGAATGGCGTCCACCTGGGCCTGGGCGGCCTGTCGGGCCTCGCGCTGCATTCGCTCCCACGAGAGATCACGGCGGCCCCATCGGGTCACGTACTTACGTTCCAGAAGCCACGCGGCCGCTTGCCAGTGATCGCCTGCCGCCTTGCGAATTGTCGCGACAAGTGAGGCCTCGGCCTGCGCTTCGGCCTGCTTTACTTGCTCCAAAAATTCCAGGTAAGCGGGCTCCCCACGCTTGCCTCGGTTTATCCAGTCGCGCAGCGTTTCGTCACTGATGCCGGCGAATTTGCAGGCCGCCACGCGATAATTGCCAGCGCGAAGCGCGCTAAGAATCTTCTCGCGCGTCTCGGGCGTAAACATGCTCGGTCGGCCTGGCTTTCCCATGTCAGAACGGCACCGGGCCGGAGGATGGCCCCTTGGCACGCTGGCGCGCCACGCGGCGGTTTGCGGCCTCGAGGCGCTTCTCGGCCGCGGTCTTTCCGCCGGCCCTGCCCTTCTCCGATCCAGTCTTTCGCTTGGCCATGGTCAAACTCCTGCGACGGCGTTCCATGCGCCGGCTTTCCCAAGGTTAGCACGGTGAACGTCGAATCGCTCCACGATGCGATCGATCCATTTGCCGTGGAAGCGGTGCGCTTCCGGGTCTCCGATTGACACCGTGATTTGCTCGATGGCCTGGCACGAGCGTAGGTTGGCGCTGCCCTCAATGCACCAGCCGGGGCGGGACGCGTCGAGGGGCTCGAGTAGCGCCACCTTCGCGCGGGTGCCGCACACGGCGTAGCGGCATCGCTCGCGCGGGAGGTTCGTCACGAGCATGCGCCAAAGCGTGTTCCGGTAGTGCGAGTAGAAGAAATCGCTTGTCACGAAGTCGAGGCTTGCGATCGAGCCTTCCTGAAACGCGGTCCAAAGCGCGTCCACGTTCTCGGCCGAGAAGCTGAGCGTGACGATACGAGCTCGGCATGGCCCGATGAGGCCTGCGGCATCCATGATCAGGTCGCCGAAGACGAAAGAGCCGCGCAGCACGCAGCGTGTCACGCCTGGGCCTGCGTCGTGTAGCGCGTGCGCGAGCGTCTCTGCGTGCTCCGCTGCCACGCCGCGATCGTCGTCGAGGATGCGCCTCGGCTTGCCGATGAGCTCGCGAGGGTCAAGGTCGAGCTGCTCCGTCGCTCGCACGGCGCCGTCGTCGCTCGTCTCGAGCTCCACGCCGAACGCCGAAAGGTCGAGCTCGGGGAAGTCGAGGCCTCCAACGTGGTCGGCCTCGTCTGCTTCGAGTAGCGCGTCGGGTGGCCTGTAGCCCACCTCGCCCTCGAACATCTCGATCGGTCGCTTCTTCTTCGGCTTCACTGGCGCCTTTGCCCTCGAGCTGCGAGGTCTTCCGTTCCCTTAGCACGCTCTCGCATTTGCAAAAGGTTCTTTCCCTTCTCTCTCACACTCTCTCTTCTCTATCTCCAAACCATGCTTCGATCCTTCTATAGATTCTATCGCGCGCGCGCGCGTATGTAGAGTGGCGCCCAAATAGGCCCCGCCCGATGCGCCGAGGGAGACACACCGGGCGGGGTTGCGCAGGAGGGCACAACGAGCGGCGGCGGGGTCGAATCCTGTTCCGCTCGCCTGCACGGCCTAGCGCGCTTCAGCCGTCGCGTCCACGCAGCGCGGGCACACGACGCGGGCGAACGTCTCGCCGGTGACGATGCGCCAGCCGATCGGCCAGCGCGGGACGCGGGCTCTCTGGTTCCACACCGTCTCGGCGAGCTCGAGCCGCCCGCACTCGCTGCACTTCCATTCGGCGAATGAGCCCATGGGTTCGCTCATACGCTGGTTTTCCCCTTGCGTGTGGTTTGCTGGCCCTCCGTTGCCGTTTTACGGGCCGTTCGGCGCTTCGGCGGGTCGTCGCCCGTTCCCGTCTGAATGACTCGTTTACGGGCCATCCTCGGCGCCGCAATCGGGCTTCCGGAGGTCAACGGCGGCGGCAGCATGCGCACCCGCACGACGAGCTGGCACCATGCCGCGTCGTCCTCAACGTCGATCCAGTCCGCCGAGAGGCTTCGGATCTGGCGGTCGTTGGCCCAAAGCTCCGCGCCCGGCTTTTCGCCTCGGTGGAGCTGGCCGGCGTCCATGATCGTCTTTGCCAGGTTGTCGATGTCGCCGCACTGGCGCTCGCCCCAGAACGCCAGGTCGAGGCGCATCGGCGCACCGGGGCGCCAGGGCTTGCCCTCGGCCTCGACGAGCCCGCGAGCGTAGGCCAGCGAGGCGCCGAGCCGTTCGCAGTGCTTGCGGTACTCGGCCGGCATGAAGGTCCCGCGGCTCGTGACGCGGGGACGCGGGCTGCTCATGTGCGGGCCGAAGACGTGGATCACCATGTCCCAGCCGAGGCCGGGGCTCGTCTCGACCTGCACCGGGTAGCCGCCTGGCACGTCGTGCGCGAAGCTCGGAACGTGGATATCCTCGGCGAGAATGCGGCGTGTCATGGCGTCACCTCGACGGCCTGCCACGCCTTGACGGCTGCGGCCTTGTCGCGGAAGTCGCTGCGCTTCTCGAGCCCGCATCGGATGCTCTCCTGCCAAAGCCAATCGGTCAGCGCCCCGGCGCTCGGCGTCGGACCGAGCTCGAGGAGCGCACGCGCGAGCACGTCGCTTTCCTTCGTGGCTGCTGCGATAGCGTCGATGCGGTTCAAGTGATGTTTTCCAAGGTCAATCATGGCCCCTCGTATCGTTCGTGCTGTTCGTTCCAGGTGAGCGTGAACCAAGCTGGCGAGCCTTCGCGCGCCTTCTGAATCGAGAGGCGCGGTTCACTTGCGCCCTCGCTTTCGGTGCCCGGGATCGGGCGGGTGAGGATGAGCACGTTATCCGCGTGCCGCAGGATGGCATAGGAATCGCCGATCATTCCGCGTGTAGCCTTTGTTCCGGCCTTCTCGGCCTCGCGGTTGAGCTGAGCCAGCGCGACGACGGGCACCTTGAGCTGACGCGCGAGGAGCTTGAGCCGCAGCGCGTACTCGCCGAAGAGCTCGTGGCGCTCGCGGCGCTGCCGCGTGTCCTCGCTGGTCGGCGAGAGAATGCCCAGGTAGTCTACGACGATGAGGCCGAGCCGCTCGCCCTCCTCGGCCAGCCGTGCCGCGAGGAGCTTGGCGCGCATCGTTACGTGCTCGGTGCTCTGCACCGGGCTGCACGCCCACTCGCACCGAAAGCCATCGTTCACGAGGCGCGCGATGGCCTGCGTCAATTCCGAATAGGCCCGGGCGCGTAGCGTCGGGACGACGAGCTCGGGGCGGTGCTCTACGCCGTACTCCTGCCGCGCCACGCGCGCGAGGTTCTGGTCAGGCCCCATCTCGAGGCCCACGAACATGCACCACGCCTTGGAGGCGTGGCACGCGCGAGCGTACTGGATGCCGAGCACGGTCTTACCGACGCCCGTGGCGGCCGCGAGCACCGTGAGGCTGCCGGGCGTCAGCGGGGCGTGCCGGTCGACGCTCGGCCACGGGCTCGGCGTCGCGGCGCTGGTCTGCGAGGAGAGGCGCTCGAGGAGCTGCCTCGCCGCGTCGCGGGTCGACACGAGGCCATCGTCCGCCTGCACGGTGCGGGGCACGAGGCGCTCCACGAGCTCCACGCGCAGCGCGTCGCCGGCCTCGCGCTTCTCTTCGGCGCGGGCGGCGCCTTCGAGACACACGCGGCGGATCTCCCGCCGCTCGTGCGCGTTGCGCAGGTCGCGCTCGAGCTCCTCGGCCCGCTCGTCAGGCGTCAGCCCACCGCGGGCGAGGAAGTGTGCGCTCTGGTCGCGAATGGCGTGGAACCAATCGCTCCACGAGCGGCTGTTCGGGTGCGACGCCTTGCTGGCCTGCAAGGCGCTGGTTACGCGGATCCACGCCGTGCTCGTGCCTTCGGCCTCGTAGGCCTTGGCCTGGCGCCAAAAGTCGGCGCACGGCTGCTGCGCGAAGTGCTCGGGCTCGATTGCGGCGAAGAGCTGCGCTCTTGCCTTGGCGCTGGTGCTCGTGACGAACACGCAGGCCGCCAGCTCCGCTTCAACGTCGATGAGGGTGCTCATACGACGACGCCCTTCGGGATGCCGAGCATCATGTCGCCGTCGTCCCAGCCTTTGACGACGCTCGGCTTGGCTTGCTGCGGCCTCGCTGCCTTCCACTTCGCGCTACGCGCGAGCCAGTTGCGGAACGCTGCCTCCCATTGGACGTACCGGCGGCCGTTGGCCTCCGCGTCGTTTCGGAATAGCTCCGCTTCGTGCTTTAGGTCGAGGCCAAGCTCACGGGCTTGCGCCCGGTGAGCCTCGGACGGCTCCCAGCCAACGGGCATTGGCTTGATCGGCTTCTTCCTCGACTGCACGGCAACGGGAGGCGAAGCCGACCCTTCCTGTAGATACTTCTCCGAAGGAGAAGGATCGAAGGAAGGCTGTTGTGTTGTGATATCCGTGTCCTCACGTGAGGTCACGTTAGGTTGCGTGTTCTCACGTGTCGTCACGTGACGCTTCTTGTCGCGAGCACGCCTCGACCGGGCGCGGTCGGCCATCTGCTTCGTGATGAGCTCCTCAAGCGTGCGCCATAGGCCCAGGCTGCGCAGTTGCTCGACCTGCTCGGCCGTGACGCCGGGGGCGTCGTCGTCCTCTTCGGTGACGCGGTACTCCACGGCCTTGAGGTAGGCCTTCGCAAGCTCGACCTGGCCGAGCTCGAGGAGCATGCGAAGGCGAGCGTCGTCGGCTGCTTCGCGACGTGACCAGCCGGCCATCACAAGCTCCGCTTCGCATTCGTTGCTTTGCACGAACTCACGATTCGTCCCCCGGAAACGCGAGCCTGCACAGGACACCCACGCCAAAGGCATTTGCCCGCTCCTCGTTAGCGAGTCGAACGCGGAGGGCCTCGCGGCCTGCTCGCTCGGAGGCGAGGCATCGGCGCGCCCGACGCAGATCGCGCTCCAGTGCGGCGACCAGCTCACGCAACCTGGAAACCTCGTCTTTGCGGGCCTGCCTGTCCGCATGGGACAAAGCCGCCGGCATGCGCTTATCTGCCTCGCTGGACAAGAGGCGCGAGCCTCGTCTGTACGCCGCCGCGCTCACGACTTCTCCTCTTGGTCGTAGAACCAGATTGCAGTGCTCAGCTCTCTCGAATCGTGCTTCGCGGCGTCGCTGACCTCGCAGTCTTCCAGGCGATCCTCCCAGCTGTAGGCTGTCAACTGACGGGCCAGCATCACGACCTCTTCGGCCTTTTTGAGTCTCCGTTCGGCAGCGCCGGCCCTAGCGATCCACTCGTCCATCTCGTCGAGCAAGTGCGTCACACGCACCCCCAGGCCGTCGAAGATGACTGCGCGCCCGTCGAGCGCATCGAGCACCTCGCGCAGCCTCACGTCCTCCGGCTTCGCTAGCTCCTCGGCGAGACTCTCGATGCGCAGCGCCATCGACTCGACCTGACTGGACAGCGAGGCGTTCTCAGAACTGAGGTGGTCGCAGTTTGATCGAAGAACCTCGTTCTCGCGTCGGTATCCGGCGACCGCCTGGCCTACGGCTCGGCACTCAAACCCATCTGTCGCGGCGCATCGCCCAAGGTCAACGGGCGGCGAGCCGTCATCGCCAGCGTTAATACCAACACGGCGGAAGCACACCAAGCAGCACTCATCGGAGTTGCTCACAGCGCGCCCCCGCTGTTAACCGCGCGCTTCGTTCGCGCGGTGTAAAATTTCGGGTCGCGGAGTTTGTGAGCCAGCCTGTGAGCCTCAGCCTTGTTCAAAGGCTGCTCTCCGAGGTGGGTTTTGCTCCAAGCGCGGCGTCCGTCGAACACGTCAACGGCCCAACCTTGCTTGTCATCTCGCGGTCTTACGTGGATGCAGAGTTTCATGGCTCGTTAAATTCTCCGGTTGTTAACTTCGCGGATTCAAACGAATCCCTTCACGTTTCGGATCATCTCCGCGACGGCTTCAAGCATCCTTTCCATTTCTCCAATGGAAAGCGTCATGACGACGACGCCGTTATCGTCGCTGAAAATGATCTCTTGCTCGCCGTCTTCTCCGACGACGAACGTGAGCTCGATACCCGCTGGGTTCTCGTCGCCTTTGGTCGGCAGGCAAAACGTCGCTTGCTGAACGACTATCATGTAACTTCTCCGTGGAATGCGGCAGCGCACTCGACACGCGCGAGAAGTCGCGGTATCTTGCTCTCTGCCTTGCTGGTTGTGCGCCCTCGGGTCGTTGGTCGCGATCCGGGGGCAAGTTCTTTCTACGCCTGTTAGCCTGCTCAGGCAATCAAAACGGCCCGGTCGGCTTTTCCTCGGCCTTGCATGCGCCGTGGCGCCCGGCGAACTGCTCAGTAGCGGTTACAAGTTCCGAGACCGGCACGGGCAGCGCGAGGCGCAGTGCGCCCGTGCAGTGCCCGCAATAGAGCACCAGCACCTTCGAGCCGGGCATCTGGTGAATCGTCAGGTGTTCCGCGCTCTTTCCCATCGTGCTCTCTCCTGGTGTTGCTCGGCCAGCACCCGGTGCCACGCGGCCCGGATGGCGGCCTCTTCTCCTGCGTTCTTCGCGATGATGGCGAACGAGCGTTCGCCGATCGTTGCGATTGCAAGCTCGCGGGCGGTCATCGCTCCGCCTCGCGCATGATGCGCTTCTCGCACGCGCGGCAGTCGAGCCGCGAGCCGCCCACGTCGTCAATCCAGTCGTCGCCGTGCGGCACGCGGCCGCAGAGGCTCCAGTGCGCATCGGCCTCGAACCAGTGGGCGCGCGTGACGCGCGCGTCTCTGCTGCGGTCGGGCTTGTACTTCCAGCTCATCGCATCGCCTCCAGCGTCACGATGCGCGCCTTCAGCTCGGCGATCTCGCGCTCTGCTGCCTTACGCGCGTCGTACTCGTCGACGAACCGCTGCTCGGCAACCGCGATGCGGTGCGCCCACTCGGTCTCGCCCACGGTGTACGTTGTACGGGCCTCCAGCTCGGCAACGCGAGCCCGCAACGTGTCGACGTTCTCGCGCTCTTCGGAGAGCATGTGTTCGAGCGTCGCGATGCGCTGCGCCCACTCGGTCTCGCCGATGGTGTAGCTCTCGCGGTTTGCGCGTGCCTCCGCGCTGCGCAGCCGACAAGCGGGGCATAGATTGTCGTGGCGGCACTCGTAGGTGCCTTCGCCGGGCCGCGCGACGTGGCACTCCTCGCCTTTGCGCAGCCGCACCACCTCGCGTTCGAGGAACGCGATCCGTTCCAGCGGGTCGAATGATGCGGTCATGGCTCCCCCTCGCACGCTTCCGCGAGCTTCCGCAGGTCCGCGCGCATGTCCGCCGCGAGCGCACGCAAGAGCTGCTGCGCGTGCTCGTAGGGCAGGTGGAAGCGCGCTTGTTCTTCACCACCGGTCGTGACCGTGACGGCGAACGAGCGCCGGTCGCGGTAGTCCTCGTGCCCTGCGGCGAACGTGATGCGCACGGAGGTCACGTTGCCCGCGCAGTCGTTGTCGCCGATCATC